TAAAGCTGTTTTGAACAATAACTTAAATGAGTTGCAGGCGTATAAGGCAAGAAGAAAAGCAACTCAAACACAAGGAACAAGATTGGATAATCTTGAGAAGGATATGTCAGAGATAAAAGATATGCTACAAACAATTGTTAAAGGACTTAAATAATGCCAGAGTTATTTCCAGAAACCTCACTAGCAAATACCTTTAACACTTGGAGAATCAACACCAATAATGTAAGGGCTCACATAAACAAGACAGCCAATACGACAGGTGTTCCTGCTCTAAGAACTTTAAATCTTCATGGAGAGGGAAACACTCGACTTAGTGGTGCAAATGTTTTTGTAACTGCAACACATACAAGAGTTTCAAATACAATTGTTTTTGATGGTGCAAATACAAATGTTCTTGGTGGAGTTTTACTTACTACATCAAACACACGTTATCTTGGTGCAAGTAATGACTTTAGAGGTGGCCTTGTTAGTACAAGTGCAAACACAAACTTTACAGGAAAACAAATCTTTGCGACTGCAAACGTAGAGTTACAAGGTGGAAACACAAGTATTCGTAGTGGATTACTTTACAACACATCAAATGTTTCTCTTAGAGGTGCAAATGTAAACATCACATCGGCTCTTCATGCAACAGGAACAATTGCAACTAAGGGTCGATTTAAGGTTCTTAAAAATAGTGCAAATACAGACATACTTTCAAAAGATTTTCTTGTCTCAAGTAACACTATTGTTAATGGTGCAAACACAATCATTAAAAGTAAATTAACTGTTAATGGGCCTAATGCAAAAACAACTCTTGCAGGAAATACGACAAACGAAGGATTTATGAAATCCAAAACGTATCGTGAACAGTATGCAACCTCAAGTATTTCAAGTAATGCAATCAGTCTTGATTTAAGCTCTGCACAAAACTTTAGTATTCCTCTTGGTGCAACTGTTACAAGTATCACTCTTAACAATCCTCCGCCTGGAGCAAACGTATTTGGATTTACAATACTGTTTACAAATGACGGAACACAAAGACAAATTACATGGCCAAGTTCTGTTAAATGGGCTGGTAATTCAAAACCGACACATACTGCAAGAAACAACTCGGTAGACATTTTTAGTTTTATTACTAAAGATGCAGGAACAACTTATTATGCATTTACAGCGGGGCAGGACTTCTTTTAATGTTTATTGTTCGTAGAACTATCGCAGCTGGTGGTGGAACTGCAATATCAGGATGGACTTGTACTGTTGGTACAGGTGCTACAGCTATTCCTTTCGGTATAGCAGTAGGCAGTACCAGTGGCAGTTCTTCATCTTTTTCTGGTTCTGGTATTACTACCTTAACATCTCTTGGTGGTCAGAGTGGAAGTCATTCAACAGGTGATACATTTAAAGGTGGTAACTCAGGAGCATCGGGTCTTGATAGTAATTTAGGGTCAGCAGGATTTCAAAGCACTCGTACTATGGGTGGTGGAGGTGGAGGTGCCTCAATTAACGTAGGTCAACAAGGAGCAGATGCTGGATTTAGTTCAGCTGGTGCTGGAGGTGCTGGAAGATCAAGTTCTATCACAGGAAGTGCTGTCGTGTATGGCGGTGGAGGTGGTGGAGGTGCCAATGCTGGAAATGCTGGTAGTGGACAAGCAAATCAAGGTGGTGGTTCTGGTGGTGGGCCAAATCTGTCTGATAATCCAACTCTTGCTCTTGCAAATCGTGGAGGTGGAGGTGGTGGTTTGAGGCCAGGCATAGCATCAAGTCAATTTTCAACATATCCAGATCAAGTTGCAAATGCAGTTGGTGGTGATGGTGTTATTATTGTTAAATATACAACCTCTGACGCAAGTGGAATGACTGTTTCTGGAGGAACAACAAGCACATCTGGTAGTTCAACTATACATACATTTAACTCAACAGGAACATTTAGTATACAAGCAACAAGCTCTGTTTCTCTTGCCGTAACTGTCCTCGTAGTTGGTGCAGGAGGCGGTGGAGGTGCTGG